GATATCGCATCAGACTGTGGATTGACCAAGTGGGACAGAATATCCAAAACAACACAAGCGATGTCCGTATTCGATTAGCATTGCTTAACCAAGGGTGGACGTTTGCAAGTTATCAATGTTCTGGGTATGTCGATGGTTTTGGTCAACGAATTGATTATTCGGGAAGCCCGGCAATGCTTAACCGAAATTCAGAAATACAGTTGATTGACCGCACAATCACTGTAAGGCATGCCGATAATGGATCTGGTGCCTTCGGTGTGCGTGCGCATTTCAACGGATCGGGTGGATACAGCCCTGGAAACCTAGACATCAGCAACCAAGATATAACACTGACGACGATTCCAAGAGGAAGTTCGGTGAGCGCCGCGGAAGGATTCATTGGCAATCAGGTAGATATCACTATTGACAGGAAATTAGCTGGTGCTACGCACACGCTACGCTATGCGTGGGGCAACAAGCAAGGTAAAATTGCTGATAATGTTGGGACATCGTTTAAGTGGACAATCCCAGCGGATTTCGCAAACGACATACCGAATGCAACAACTGGCCGAGGTACTATATATGTCGATACTTATGTAGACGGCAAATTGATTCAGACGCAGTCAACAACACTAACAGCAAGCGTTGTCACAAACAACATGAAGCCATCGTTCACTGGATTTATTTTGACAGACACGAATGCGACGGTTCAAAGGATAATTCCAGAGCCAACACATTTCGTGTCCATAATGTCACTTGTGAAGGTCGTTTTCAACGGGGCGCAAGCAAAGAATGGAGCTACAATAGCTGGGTACTACGCTGAAATTGTTGGTGCTAGTAATTCTGTATCAACGAATGGCGGGGTATTCCGTGAGGTCGCCGTAAACAAAGATACCCAAATGACCTTAAGAGGGAGAGTTCAAGACTCTCGCGGGATTTGGTCTGACTGGAAAGAGACTAAAATAACATTTCTATTCTATTTCAGCCCAACACTGAAATTTGAGGTTGTCAGAAGTGGTTCAAAGTCAGACACGCTAACCATCAAGAGGTTCGCTAAAATAGCACCTCTTAGCGTTAATGGTGTTCAAAAAAATACCATGAAGCTGACTTTTACAACAGCAAAAGTTGGAACAAGCAATGTTGTAGCGGACAACGGACAGGCAGGCGGTGAATGGTCAAGTATTTCTGAATTCAAGGCATCTAACGCAAATTTAGGCAAGGAATATCCTGCAGATACTTCGTTCATAGTCACAGGGAAATTAGAGGATAGATTTTCAGACTCAAAATTTCAAGATACAGTGCCGACCGATAAAGTTATCATGTCCTACGACCAACAAGGCGTTGGTATTGGTAAGTATCGTGAAAACGGGGCACTTGATGTCAATGGATTGATTTACTCAGGTTCAAAACCAATCCAGCACCACAGGCTGACCGAGCCAAACGGTGCAGCTATGGATAACAAGGTAGATAACTTAAACGACTATAGAACTACTGGTTTTTATTCGATTTTAGGGAACTACAAAAACCATCCCGCATCGGGCGAGGATGCTTGTTTAGAAGTCGTGGAAAGCATTTCGGGGTATCACCAAACGCTAACAACCGTGTCTGGTCGGATGTTTAAACGCACTGTCACTAGTAATTCTAATGGCTCATGGATTGAGTACACGCCAAAACCAGATAAGCCAGAACCACAAATGATAAAGAGAGAAGTCGATATTGGTTGGGGAATAAAATTGTCAATGGCCCGAAAAGGCTCGATAGTAACAGCAAGCATTATAAGGACAGATAGTGAAATAGATGTGTATGAGTATGGAATTATTTTGGATGGTTCGATTCCAGACGGCTTTAAACCAAACATCGAGGTGCATTTAGTTGCTAACAAAAATGCAGGAACAGCTCACACAGGGGTAGCGGTCTGGCATTTTACGCCGGACGGCAAAGTTCGGTTAACAAACCCATCGAAGGACCGTGCTATCTACACCGGCACAGTCACATATCTAACAGAGGATAATTAAGAAAGGAAAAAATAATTATGTCACTTAAAATTACAAAACAACGCACAATCAACGCAGAATTCAACGTTGAAGAAGAAGGAGCAACAATCCTTGTTAAGCAAACCTTTATCAGCGTAGATTCCAATGCGGTTTCTACAGTGCAAGAAAATCTACTTAACGCTGAACTCTACGCTAAACACCGTCAAGAAATGCGTACAGACGAACGTGCATTGCGTGACTTGCGTTATAAAGTTGAAGACGAAATCTTGGCGGATACTACTACAGGGGCGTGATAAATGCACAAACCAGACGGTATCTTTGGCGTGTTTGAAGTCGTCAAAGATTTCTATGAGCATGGCATAGACGAACACCTCTGGGTGTTCCTACTCATGCTTGTTATCGTTGCTGATATCGTATTGGGCGTTTCAAGGGCATGGGCTTTCCATGAGTTTTCGAGCCGTAGATTTCGAAAAGGGTTGGTTAGCCACACGGCTATGCTAGTTATCGTAACCGTGTCCTATCCGTTTATGGTTTTCATGAATCTAGGTGGTGCTATGGACGCTTTTATTTTCGCCATGCTATCAGCATACGGGGCTAGTATTTTGGCTAGCTTGTCGGCTCTAGGGGTTGAAATCCCCTTCATTGACAGATTTGTCAAGAAAAATATTGATAAGGATAAATTTAATCTCATCGAGGAGGAAGAAAAAGATGATTAATTTTAAACTACGTTTGCAAAACAAAACTACTCTAGTAGCTCTTATCTCAGCAATCTTTTTGATGTTGCAACAGTTTGGACTTAATATCCCTAGCAACATTCAAGAGGGAGTTAATACTTTCGTTGTGATTTTGGTAATCTTGGGTATCGTAACTGACCCAACTACCAAAGGTCTTGGAGATAGCGAGCAAGCTTTGGGTTACCACGAACCAAAGCAAGATTAACTGAACAAAGGAGACATTAACAATGAGTAAAATTGAATCAAGTATTGCACGCATGTATCATTTACAATCAATCCCAGTACATTACGACATGGGAGACCGCTACGGAAACGACGCTGACGGAGATGGACGCATTGAATTTGACTGTTCATCAGCGGTAAGCTATGCGCTCGAAATCAACTTGAATAACAACACAGAATCACTTCAACAAGCACTGCCAGCAATTGGTTATGCGAAGGTTTTCGATGCCGTGGATGGCACGTTCGATGGTCAACGTGGAGATGTCGTTATCTGGGCGCCTCGTGACGGCTCAAGCTCGCTCGGTGCATTTGGGCACGTACTTATCATGACTAGCGATAGCACAGCTATCCATTGCAACTACGGCATGGACGGAGTGACTGAAAATGATTATAATTATATTTGGGATCTAAACGGTCGCCCTCGTGAAATTGTCTTCCGTGAAAGTGGGACACCTCTTCCAGCACCAGCCCAAAGCGAATTTGAGCGTGAATTAGATGTTAATACACGCTTAGAGAAGTCAGACAAGCCTTATTATGAAGGCACACTTACCACAGACTACTACGTTGAAGCTGGTCCTCGCATTGATAGTCAAGACAAGGAATTTCTCCCAGCAGGCACACGAGTCCGTGTTTATGAGAAACTAAACGGCTGGTCTCGAATCAACCACCCAGACAGCGCTCAATGGGTTGAAGACCAGTACTTGGACGATTGCACAGATATGTAATTAATAGACCACGAAAACTAAAAAAACGAAAAGGAGTATATCACCTCCCCTGACACTGCAATAGGGATATCATGGCAGTAGTGGTCAAGCCTCAGCATTTGCTGGGGCTTTTTTTATTTGGTATAATATAAGTCCATCATAGGCAAAGAGCTACGAGGTTATCTCATAGCTCTTTTTTTATTTGTGATTTTCATAGATAAGTGATACTATAGTCATGAAATACTTGGCGTCATTTCGATAAATTTCTCGAACTGTCCCGGCTTTATGTCGGGGTTTTTTTATTTTGCAAAAAAACTTAAATTCTTTATCAAAAGTGTTGACAAACTATCATGTATGATATATATACATGCAAGATAAAGGAAGGAAGTAAACGAAATGAAATCACAAGTAATGAGCCTAGCATGGAAAATCTTCAAAAACGAAAAAAACGACGTAACTTTTTCTGAAGCATTGAAATTCGCTTGGAAAGCCGTTAAACGTCAAAAGATGGCGGATGATTTCTATTTCTTCCGTTCTTCAAACGTTAAATTCCAAGGTGTTAAAAAATGGTTTGCTGAAAAAGAATTTCGTGGACGCAACAAGGAAGATTTGGCATTTATGTCAGTAAGCGCGATCAGTGTTAAAGGATTGGTTGAAGAAACTGATAAAGCGGTTAAACTTGAAATCGTGACACCTTACGGAATTTCTGCTAAATGGTACCCAAAAAGTGTAATTGCTTAATAAAAAAGGAGAAAATAAAATGACTACTTACAAAGAATACAAACAAGGATTAAAAGAGCAACGAGAGAGAGCACAAGCCATTCGCAATGAAGTTTTCTCAGACAAAGTGGAAAAACTAGAAACAGACATCGTAAGAATTTCGAATGGTGATGTTTATAAAATCATTCCACGATTTGGCACTAAATATGATGATAGCCGAATCATCAAATTAGATCCAGAAGATGTGGAATATCACCTCGAAGAAGCTCGCAAAGTTAGAGAACTTGCTAAAATCATGGCAAGCAAGGATTAAAAAAGAGGAATAAAGACATGATTATCAACAATGACATCAAAGACCTAATTTTAGAATACGTGGGACGTTACTTCAAATTCGAGAACGACTTCTACCGTCTTCCTAACGTCAAGTTTACAGACGCCAATTGGCAAAAATTCAAGAACGGTGAAACTTCTATCGAAAAGATGGGAGCGGCACGAGTAAACGCAATGCTCGATTGTCTATTTGATGACTTCGAGCTTGCTATGATTGGCAAGGCTCAAATTGATTACTACCTGGACAATTCGCTGAAAATGAATATGCCATTTTATGGCTATTATGATCAATTCAAAAAACAGCAACTCTTAAAATGGCTTGAAAACAGCCATGATGACATCATCGGAGGGGCTGGCAGAATGTACACAGCGGGCGGTAATTGGATTTCTAGTGCTTGTTTAGAAATTGCATTAGAATCCAGCTCTATCGGTGGCGGTGGCTATATGCTTCAAATGCGGTTTAAAGACTATTCACGAAGCCAAGAACCTATTCCGTCTGGCCGCCAAAATCGACTTGAATGGATTGAAAAAAACTTGGAGAATATCCGATAATGTCCGTGCGAGATGAAGAGAGGAAGTAAACGAAAATGAGAATCAACACTACTAGAGTTTATATGGTATTAATGAATAAGGCTATACCTGCCTATTGTTTAGAAAACGAGATTGGCATCAGTCGTTCTGCTATCGAAAAAGTGAGAGATGACGAGAGCGAATTTAAAAATCTAACTCTTGATGTTGCTGCGAAAATTCAAAAGTGGATTGATGATGGCAATTACACGTTCAGTTACGATTACAGTGAGTTCATCGAAGAATTAGAAGAAGATCTCGCTGAGGGTTTAATAGATGATTACCTATTCATTGTTCGTGGAGATTATAGGGCTTTTTGTTGCTTATTTAACTTTGACTTTCATTTCTCCATTGAGTTTTTGACTTGCAATAGCACTGCCATCATCCGCTTTAATATGAAACATTGGATAGCGTTCATAATTGACATTGTTGATTGCAGCCCAAACGTTAAAAGCTTCATGCTCTTTGGTAAGCATGTCATCAGCGAATCTCTGAAGTTCGGTTTTATCATAATATTTATAATCGACAGGCACTGACATATACAAAATGGTATCACGGTTATAAAAACCGTATTGACTAATATCTACACCTTTTTCTGTCAAATCGTTTTGGAAGTATTCGATAAAGCTAGCCATTTGATCGCGGTAACATCTTTAGGCCCATCTGAAGAACTTGATTCTTTAGTTTCGCTTTTAGATTCTTTTTCTTCGGAAGAGCTTGATTCTTTTGAAGCCTTCTCCTCACGTTGTGGGTTAGACAAGTCTGAACTGCTGCTGGTTTTAGTCTTGGTCTTGGTTTTGGTTTTGGTTTTCGGCTTAGAAGAAGACGTTTGGACAGTCTTAACTGGTTCTGTCTTTGTTTCCGGGGCAATACCAGTTATTTCAAAAAACTTACCAAGTACAGCCAAACCTAATATGACAACAACCCACTTTTGCCAACGTTTTAAATTTTTCCATTTACTTAACATTTTTCAATCTCCTTTAGTTTTAGATATTCATTTTTTACAAATGTCTCATCACAAATCGTGGTGAGATTATATTTTTCCATAAAGTGGACGTAGTTGAAGTCGTCCAGGGATTCGTTTTCGAGCAATCCACGGATCATGTCTCTATTAGCTTGAGCTTCATATTTCTCACGCAGGCGCTCGTAGTGTTTGGGATTGTGTTCTAGGTGCCCTAATTCGTGCAGAATGACCTTTAAACGTCTTTCGGCAGGTAAATCCCTATTGATGTAAACCACACGGTTAACAGGGTCTAGAAACCCATCTCGAGACCACTGGCTAGAGTCGAACTCACAAAGAGACACATTGAATTGCTCAAGTAATTCTTTTTCAGGCATAGCTTCCTCGTATCGGTTTCTATAAAAAACAAAAGAGCCAATTCAACAAACGAACCGGCCCTTTTTAGACGTTTTGTTCCCTTACACTTGCGCACGCACAAGCCATAGGGCGCTGAACTTAATCAGTCTTCCACTAAAATTAGTTTACAAAATGTTTTACTTACTGTCAACGATTTTATAAAAAAATAGTAAACGTTTTAACCAGTTCCGGTGTTTTTTGTTTTCTGTTTTTCTGTAATGCATATCCTCACACTCAAAGATGGCCGGAGAGCGTGGGGGGTGAGTTGTTTCCAAAATGGAAACAGTTGATTTTTTACTATTGTTCGTTGTAAAATAGTGATGAAAGGTGGTGCAAAAATATGTTTTCTTTTTTTACTCACATCAATCAAGAGCGTCAAAAGATGGAGCAGTCTAAAAAAGAAATGGAATTGCGCCACAATGAATTTGCTGATAGAGTCCGCATGGATATTAAAGTAGGCGAGGAAGAACTTGATTTAAAAAGAGAGTGTTTTAATCAGCGCTACGGACATCTATTTAGTCCTCGAAATAAATAGCAATAGGTCTTACTAGGTGGTCATCCTTATCTATCATCCCAAAAGAACCGAGTATAATATTTAAAATTGTTGTTGGAGCGTATTTTAACATCAAGTTACTATCTTCCATATGTGAGAAGTCGCTAGGTATTTGTTCGTCAAAAGTTGATGAGCAGATACCTAGCATTTTTATTTTTCTCTTTCCAAATTGCATAAAACTTAGTTGGACACTTTGAACTCTAAGAAATTCAAGAGGAAGTATACTGAATGTATTGCTGATTTTGATCAGGTTTGTTTCAGGTAATAATTTTTTCAAGTAAACCGACATGTGTTTTATCGTTTCAAAAATATTCCAACCGTTTGTCGATAAAGATTCTTGAATTTCTTTAGCTCTACGCAGATGTTTTTCTTTTCCTTTTATTTTTCCGTATTCTGACTTCAGCGCTTTGAATTCATCATACTCAGGAAGCAGGAAACCTATTTCTTCTAAATCACTTGTTTCGGCTAATTGTTCAAAATTAAACACCGTCAACTCCCCAGATACAGAAATTAAGTCACCATCTTGGTAATCACTATGTTTTATAAGATTTTTCGCCTCAAGACCAGTGATAAGCAAATCTAATGAATAATCATCAAGAGCGGTTTCTACTAGATTTTTATTTGACTTAGAAAATACAAAGTTGTAACTATCAACATTAGTGCTAGAATAGCCTCCTGTTGCTTTTAATAGAGCAGAGAGGCCAACGTCACTAGATATGGTTGTTTGCTCTGTACTTCCTTCAGTTTTAGCGTCGCTTTCTCCATCTTCATTAACCAATTTTGTGACCAACCCAGCGTTTTGCTGAGCGAGCAGAGAGTTAACTAAATTTGTGTCCAGATAGATTATCTCTTTCATTCTCAATCCCCCTTGCTACTCATGTAACCCGCAATTATGCCCCGAATTGCCCGCTTATCATCCTCGGTAAGAGGTTTACCGTCAAACATCATGGCGTTTTCTATGATTTCATCAATATCGTGGGCGTTGGGTTGTTGTGGTTCATCCGTAACACCCCACTCAGCGAGTGTGTCCGGTGAAATCCCCAACAAGTGACAGATTTTAAAGACGTTTTCAGCTTTTGCATTCATGATACCACGCTCTAAAATAGAGCGAACGGTAGTATAAGAGATGTCACTTTCTGTTGCAAAAGCTCTTACATTCCCATATTTAGCTATAATCAGTTCTTTAATTCTTTCCTCAGCCTGCATTTTTTTGTAACCCTCATTTCTCTTTCTTCCTATATATTGCCACAGAAAATTGAGTGGGTAAATAAAAAAAGTAAAAAAAAACGTATTTTTCTATTGACGGTGTAAGAAAATTAGTATATACTTAAATCAAGCTTAAGGAAGGAGGACGCAAATGAAAAACATCGAAGAAATTCGTAAGATTAAAGGTGTCGCATTAGTAGACATCGCCGACCTGCTCGGAGTTGATTACCGCACGGTTCGTAGCAAAATCAACGGTGTTACAGATTTCGGTTTTGGTGAAACAGTAGCTATCAAGAAGGCATTCTTCCCAGAATATGAATTAGAATACCTATTCAGCGAACGTGTCAAAACCTAAATTTTTTAACCTAAATATACGAAATTTCGTATAGATTAGAAAGGAGAGATACGAATGAACGAAATCAAAATCCGTGAAGATAAAGTATCCTTGGACGGTCAAGAGTTAAAAACTCTTACGGAGTTTGAAATAAAAAGCACAACCGAGGACGGCTATGCAGAAGTGAAATTAACCTTACTTGCTAAGTTGACCTGAAAGGAGCAAAAAAAATGAATCACATCCACGATTTTATCGAGTTCATGCAAAAAGGCCGTCCAATCCCAGAATGGGACTTTACGACCTATATGTTTTTTACATTCTCAATGCTTGTCGGAGTTCTCATCTTGCTGCCTGTTCGCTTTGAGCGTTCGTTTGGAAAGCGACCAGAAAGCACCGAAGATAGGGACGCTAACAAAGGACATTAAATTTCCAAATTGAGTATCAGACAGGACAATCAAGCAGTTTCTCAAAACGAGGATTCCAAAGATAGGAAAAGTGACGACAAAGCTATAAGTTATATCACCGTCTTTTTCAAGTTTAAAAAAGAGTAGGATGTCATGGATATAGCTTAACGCTAACATCGAAATGAATAAAGCGATACCAATCACTAGGCATAGATACGTCCAATTGATGTCGGCCAGCCTAGTCAAGGTTGAATGGCTATCTGGTGTTATACAGTGGAATTCAATGTACAGCAACCCAACGAACATCAGAAAAGCAGATATTTCAGATTTATTCTTCATGTCAAAACCTCGTTTTTGTTAACTATTATATCAAATGGAAAGGAATAAGAATGAATGAAATAACATTGACCGAAAACAATTTTGATTATTCACTAGTCGAAGCCGAAACAGCTCATAAACTAAAAGCGTTGAGTAATCAACTTGATGGCATTTATCAAAACTATTCTGTTGCTGTTGGCGAGGTGCTTTTTAAAGCTCAACAGGAGCTATCAAGCTATGGGACAGGGACTTTTGGACAATGGGTTGAAAGTAATAAGATTTCAAAAAGTAACGCTTACAACTACATCAATGCTTACAAGTTTGTCCAACAGTTGGACGAACCAAAAGAAAAAGAAATCTTTTCTAAACAACCACAACGATTAAAAAACGAAATGTCCAAACCATCTGCCAATCCAGAGGTCAATCAAGCAGTATTTGACGGTGACGTTAAAACTCACAAGGAATATAAAGAGCTTGAGCGTCGTCTCAAACTCAAAGACCAAGCACTAGAAGCGGTTAAGGGTGAGTTGGAACGCGCCAAGGCAGTCAAACCAACTGAAAAAGTAATCGAAAAGGAAATCATCCCAGACGATTACCAAGCGACACAAGATCTTAACAAGCAATTGCTAGGAAAGAACAAAGACCTATCGGACGAGCTTGATTCGATCAAAAGAAGTTTGCGACTTAAAGAAGCGTCTTACGAAATGCTTGAGCAAGAAACCTCGGAAGCACTAGCCTTGAAAGAGTCTATCGAACACTTACGAGCGGACAAAGAAAAGCTGGAAAACAGTGTTACTAATATCTTTACACTCAGTAACCTAGTGTCAGAATTTGAAGATTTCTTTGATAGCAAGATGGCACCGCTCAGATTTAAAACCCTTATCCAAGGAATTGGCAAGGACGCCCAGATTGAAAAGCTCAGAGACATCTTGACGCTAACTGAAAACTGGTTAGACGAAATGAATAAGATTGTCCCAGAAAGCGGAAGAACAATCATAGAAGGAGAAATTATCAATGAGTAAAAAGAAAGATAAGAAAAAAGAAAATCTGCTCGCCGAAACGGTTGAAATGCAGAAAAAACAAGCCATGAACCTTGTGGCACAAAGCACCGTTAACCAACAGCTTTTGGAAGAAGTTATCGGAATCAAGGAAGAAATGGACAGAAATGTTAAGAAGACAAATCAAAAGCTCACTGACATTGAGTTGCTTGTCGAAGAAGTTAACAAGAAAGTCCATATCGACGATGGTGAAGCAAGCAAGATTAAAAGCGTGGTCTTTAGTAAAGCTGGTGTTTTCGCAGATATGTACTTCAATGAGCAGAAAACACATCCTAGCGATAATCTGTTCGCTTTGAAGAAAGGTCAGTTTATCCGCTTGATGTACTCACGTTTGAAGAAAGCTTTCAACGTGACCAAGTACACCAACATCAAGCATGTTGACGCTAAAAATGCCGTCAAATTCTTGGAAAATCTATCTTACGACGATTTCACAAAATTTGAAATTCGTGAGACACCAAAACAAAAAGAGCTTATCGCTCTTGAAAACGGATTGAAAGAAATCGGGTGACGCTTATGGAAAATCACCTATAAACCGGTCGGGATCAATAAAACGGCTGAGTGGGGAGACTACGACCACCTCATGCAACGGTGGGAAGGTCTAGGGAAGTCAATGGCAAAAAACCTCATTCGAGAAATGAGGGATAACAAAGATTTTCGAGACTATGTGTTCAACCCAACACACAAACTTGTTTTCATCAACTATGAGGGATTTAAGTCCTTCATCGAGTGGAAAACTAGAAACAGATTCAAATAGCAATACATCCCTAGCCGTAACAGTGAGCTAGTGAGGAGATATAAGCAATACCTACCTGAAAACTACAACGATTTGATATTCATAATTGTCTCCTTAAATATATATAAATCTATGAAAAAAATCCTCACTAGTTCGCTAGTGCGGTTAGGGAAAAGAAAGGAATAAACAATGAAAAAACTACTTAAATGGCTATTTGTAAAAGAGAAACAAGAACCAGAATATTTCTTCGAACCAGTATGGACACCATACGAGGAAAACGAACGCAAATATGAAGCACGCCAACAACGTGAGCGT